TTCAAGAGATGTTTCTACTTCTAATTATCTTAGATTAAGTAATACTGAAACATTAGGCTTTTATGATATAGGTGGTAATGCTAGCAGAACTGGAGATACTGTATTAAAACCAAAAACTTGGTATAGAGCAGTTTTTGTTTATAATGGCTCAGATACTGTTAATTTTTATTTAAATGGTGTTGCAGATGGTAGTGGTACTCTTACATCGTCTAATGCAGATAATAATGCTGATTTAAATATAAGTTATATAGGAGGAGCTTTTCAAAGTTCTGTATTTGGAAATGCTTTTGCTGGTAAAATGTCTAATTTTCAAGCGTGGCAAGGAGCATGGACAGCTGATGATGCAATGTATGATTATCTTAATCCAGAACAATTAGCATTAAATAGAGGTGGTACATCGCTAACTAACTCTAATCTTAAACTATGGTACCCAATGAATGAAGGTCATAGAGGTGACCAGTCTTATGTACTTGATGCTTCTAATACAGGTCTTGGTGATGACATTGTAAACTGGAGTTCAACTTTTAATGCTAGTGGAACATCAACTGATGATTTTGGTAGCTGGACTACTAATGCAAACGATTCTACAACATTTTGTACATTTGACCATGATAATAAAACTATAAGACTTAGAACTACTAACTCAACTCATTTACAAGCATTTTATGTTCCAGAAATTTTAAAATATGGTACTACGTATAAATTTGAATTTACTGTTAGTGAAATTACAAGTGGAAGTGTAAGAGTAAGGCCACAAAATACTACAGATTACTTAACCGTTTCAGAAGCAGGAACACATAGTTATATTGTTAGTCCTGAACACTCTACTAATGATTTAGATTTTCGAATAGAAAGAGGTTCTAGCGAGGCTACTGATGTTACTATTAACGATGTAAAAATATTTCCAATAAACGATAAAAACAGCGCACAAACTGTATTTTATGGTGATAATACTATTTCAACTAATAATGATTATACTATGTCAGGTTCTAATAATTGGGATGCTTATGGTACTGGAACTACAGAATCTGTAACAGGAGGAAAATTAAGAGTTACTACTACAACAGCAAACACTACACAAGGAGTTGAATTACCTGTAGCTAATGCTGGAACTCCAGTTGTTGGAAGAACGTATAGAATTAGAGCAAAATTAAAAAGAGTTAGTGGACTTGACCCTGCTGAACAAATAGTATTTTATTTTGGAGGCGCTCAAGGAAATATTACTACAGTTGGAGGTGGTGGAACTACTAATCGAATAACAGATAGTGAAGTAGAGTATGAAACAACCGTAACTGCAACAAGTGCTTCTGGAAATTTATTAATAGTAAATTGGTCAACTACAACTGCTTTAGTATTTGAGATTGATGATGTAGAGATTAAAGAAGCAGGTATAGCATCAGGATGGACAGATGCAGACCAACAGCTTGATATACCTCAAACAGCCCTGCAATCTTATAATCAATTAGGTTTTAGTTATGGTTCAGCAGATACTGCTGGTGGTACAATAAGTTGCGGAGCTATAACATCAGGAGCATGGACAACATTAGATATTTGGTTTTTTCCACAAGTGTCAGGCTATAATCAAGGATTATTAGACCAAGTAGCTTGGAATGGGGATGATGCTGACGCATCTACAGGTGGTTATGGATTTAGAGTAACTATAAGTACTACTGACAAAATTGTGCTTACAAGAAGAGTATCTGGAACTAGCGCTTCTAATGCTATGACATCTACTAATAAAATAAATATAGGTAAATGGAACCATGTAGCAGTAGTTATTCCTAAAAATGATAGCACCTCAATGAGATTGATGGTAAATGGTCATTATGAACAAACAAACTCATCTGGAGACCATGGCATTACAGCAAAAGATTTTAGACTTGGGTATGGAGGTGGAATTAATTATGACTCTATGCCAGGGTGTATAGCACAAGCAAGTTATTTTAAAGAACACATGTCAGAAACTCAAATGTTAGAGCTTTACAATGAAGGAACTCCAATTGATTCTAGAAACCATTCTGTAGGAACTGATAACTTAGCAGGATATTGGAGAAATAATGGTGTATATGGAAATACATGGACTAATTTAGCAAACCCTGGAACTAATGATGGAACACCTCAATCATTAATAACAGAAACAATGCTTATTACAGCAGGTGTAGACAGTTCAAGAGATTCACAAGGGTTCTTGATGAATAGTCAAAGACTTACTAATACTATAAATGGGTTATATACTGGTTCTAGTGGTGGGGGCACTTATAATTCAGGGGCTGTAGTTCAAGATAGCTCTACTTTAGATATAACAGGAGCGTTTACAATAGGTTGTTGGGTTAAACTGAAAGATTTTAACTATAGCTATAATTTAATACAAAAGAAAACTGGATGGAATAGCGCAGGTTATGGAATATATATTCACAACTCTAATAAAAAACCTTATTTAGAATGGGGAGGCTCAGGTGCTAATCAACAAGCTTCAGGAGACAATAACGATATAGACACACTAGACATTTGGTATTTTGTTTATGGTGTTCATGACCCAGATGGTTTACATAATTCAGGTACTGGAATTGATAGACTATACTCAGCAAAAACAACTGATACATCTTTAAACATTAACGGAAAAACAAGTATGCATGCTGGAAATATAGATGATGCAGTTGCTACAAATGACCTTCCATTAACTATTGGTAACCATTATGGTGGTGGACAAGTATCAAGTGCTTCTATTCATTTTACTGGAGAAATTGATGATGTAGTAGTGTATAATGGAGCTTTATCTCCAGAACAAGTATTAAGAAATTTTAAAGCAGGTAAAAGGAGTCACAAATAATGGCACATTATGAAATGTATTTTTGTATACCTAGCAGTGCATTTAATAGTGCTGTAGGTGACAAGATAAAAGGGTTATACCCTATAGTAGAATCAGTAAATGAAGAAACTGAAGAAATAACTTATATGTCAGCACCTACATGGACTGATATTATAATGAGTGGTAAAGTAGGACCGCCTAGATATTCACACGATAAGTCTTATGTTATTATTAAAGGTGAATGGTCTATGAAAGATGGCGTACTAACAGAACTTATTGAATTAGGTTATGGTTTAGCTTATCCTAACTTTAGTGTATTAACTAAATCAGAAGCGCAAACATTAGTAGCTAGTAGTACTTTTACAGAAGAATAGATGTATAAAACAATTGGGAGAACTAAAATATAATGGCTATATTTATATACTGTGAAGACTGTAAAAAAACGGTAGAACCAGGCAGTTGTAAGCATAAAAAAACATTTAATCAAACTCGTGGAGACATAAGTAAATACATAAATATGAGAAAAACTTGGAGTGGACAAACTCAAGTAGAGTTTAGTACAAAAACAATGGACCAAGACATAGCAGATAGGAATAGCAGATAGTGGCAACATTTAATGAACAATTGCAAGACTTAGTAGGAGAAGCAATATCAACAGATACTAATGCTATGGAGCAATTTTTAAGAGATGGCCTTAAACAACTGTATAATGTGTTGCCTCCTGAAAAGTTATTAGAGTGTGTTAAACATACGGAGCTTAGTAACTCTCCTTCTACACTTTCATTAAGTACTAATACTATTGGCCCTATTATGGCAGTAACAAGAAAAGATTCAAGAGGGTTTAATCAAGTATGCAGACAAATATCTCCAGTAATGGTATCAAGAGTTACCGATACAAGTGATTTAATGCACTCAAGAGAAACAGACCCTGTATATTTTATTAAAAATTCTGTGTTAAATGTTTACCCTGACCCAACTGCTGGTCAAACTGCAGAAGTATTATTTTTACCACTTACACAAATAGCTCATGGCGATAGCCTTATAGCTAATTTATCTAATGATATGGAATACATTGTAGTATTATATGCTGCAATTAAAATGGCAGAGTATTTACTTGCTTCAGAAGAAGATACAGAACTTTATGTTCCTATGATAACAGCACTAAAACAAGATTATGTACAAGCATTACAAATGATGGGTGTTGACAAAGCACAACAACAAAAACAAGTAGCTGTACCTGGAGGTCAAAATGAAGGTTAAAGATTTAGTACAACAAGTAGAGTATACAATGGGAAGGCAACCCGAACAGTATATGTTACAACTTATAAATGATGCATTAATGGATATATCAGGTAAAGTACAACATTATACTACAGAAAAAATACAAAATTTAAATTCAAAACAAAGATGGTATAAATTAGATGACTCTGTTATAGATATAACAAGAGTTGAAATTTTAGATAACAATAATAGATATGTGAAAGTGCCTATGTTAGCAGATTCACATAGATTATTAAAAAATGATACAGACGAAACGTCTGATTCATTAACATAGGAGTAAGAAATGGCAAGTACATTAACAGCCTCAACAATGATAGTTACAATATCTGAGTCAATAACACTAAATGGTAAAAACCAAGGTGGTACACAAACTTTATCAATTCCTTCTATAGCAACAGTTTCACGAAGAATAGTAGATGTTCCTACTTCAGAAGTGACTATAGCGTCTATGAGTACAGCTGTTGCAGCTGGAACTTTTCTTGAAAGTGATGTTAGGTATATTAGAATTACAAATTTAGATGATGCAAATTTTGTATATTTAGTTTTTAAAAATGAATATAATAATGAATTTTGTCTAAAACTAGATAAAGGAAAATCTTTTATTTATAACGGTGATGATGCATCTGGCGTTATAGATACTATGCTTGCAAATCAAGTTCGATTAGGATTTACTGAAGCAACAGGTGATACTGGTGATGACGATGATATAGAAAATATTACTGCTACAAATAAAATAATTCCAGGATTAAGATATACTCATGATGCTACTGCTGTTCCTGCTGGAACATCTGTTGGAGCTATAACAGGAGGAGATGCTACTGACGGATATAGAGCAACAGCTCATACATTAGTTACTAGAAACGCAACTACAGGAGCAGAAACTGTATCTAATACATCAGGTGGTGCTGATACAGATGGTACAAGTACATATGCAGCAGGTTTTGGTGATTTGGTAGAAATAACAGCAGAATCAGATACAGCATCTGTTGATTTAGAAGTATTTATAGCATCAGTATAGGAGATTAAATGGCTACAGATAAAAGAAGTTATCCTAATAGTTATTTTGCATGGTATAATGATGATGATAGATTAGCTTTAGTATGTAGAGTATTATCAAATGATACAGTTGACTCTACAGAAACAACTTTAGATAAGTATGATACATATACTGGAAGTAATGTAGCAAGTGGACTTCGCATACATACTCATTCTAAATATGGTAAAGTAGAACAAATAACAGATGATTTAAAATCTAATTCAGGATTAGATACTTCATTGCATGCATCTATTATTGATTATATTAAATCAAGACTATTAGAAGATATGGGTGATTTGCAAAGAGCTGCATATTATAGAAATAAATATGAAAAAACTATTAAACAATATCCTCACAGAAAAAGTGGAGTAAGGTCTTTATCAGTACCTAGATTATAATATGGATTTATTTCAAGCAATAGAACAATTTGGTGTACCTGTAGTAATGACTGTAGCATTTGGTTATTTTATATGGAAACAAAACAATTGGATTCAAGATGATTTAAAAAAAGATTTAGACGATGCTAATGATAGGTTTGAAGGTATTGTTATAAAGCTTATAGACTCTCAAAAGCAAATGCAATTAGAACAAAAAGATATAAAAGCAAGTTATAGAGCAATAGTAGAAATACTTGCTGCATTAAGCGGTAACGGTCTTAAAGAAAAGTTTTTACAAAATAGAAAATACGAACAACACTAGGAGGTACTATGCCAGGAGTAGGAAAGAAAAAATTTCCTTACACAGCTAAAGGTAAAATGGCTGCAAAATCTTATGCTAAGAAAAAAGGTTTAAAAGTAAATGACGCATCTAAACGTATGAAAAGGAGTTATTAATGTCAGGATTTGGTAAAATAGTTGCTGGATATATATTCAATGACGAAATGAAAGAAAAAATGATTAACAAAATGAATGAGAATGTAGACATTCCATTTATATCAGAAAAAACAGAAGCTAAAATATTAGACGCTATCTGGGATTCTGTTGAAGAGGTAGTTAAGGAAGCTTTAATAGAAGACTAAATGCCTAAACAAGTATACCATATAAAAGCTTTTGAAGGTGGTATCAACAAAAAGGCTGACCCAAGAGATATAGAAGACAATCAATTAGTAGAAGCTACTAATGTAAGTGTTTCTAATTTAGGTAGAGTAACAATGCCAGGTAATGGTAAATCTTCGTTTGTTACGGTAAACGCAGAAAATGTTCCTGTAAGTCCTACAGATAGTGAAGGTCAAGATAGGTTTGATAACGAAACGCCCATATCGTCAGGTCATGGGCTATTTTCATTTACACACGATTATGACTTTAATAATACAAGTGTTACTAATAATACTGGCCCTAATGAAGTTAATACAGAATTTATATGTGTTAATGATGGTGCGGATATAGATGTATGGACAGATAATTTTGAAGGAACAGATTATGGTGCTTGGAAAGATGCTATCATATCTATGGGTACTGTACATAATACTGGTACAGATGGTAATAGTGAAAATTTATTAGATGTAAAAGGTGTAAAACCTGTTTATTATAAAGCAGACAATGGTTTAAGAATTTGTGATGCTAATTTTGGTGAAGAACAAATAAATGCTTTAACATCAATAGCTATTTTATTAGACTCTACTGTAACATTTACTGTAGATGCTGGACATGGATTACTTAAAAAGGAATACATTAAAATAGATTCAGAAGTTATGAAAATAACAACTTCAAACCCTACATCATTAGTTGTAGAACGGGGACGTTTTGGAACTAAAATTGAAAATCATGATAATGATTCTATAATATTTAAAATTAATGTACCTAAAATATTTACTCATATTAAACGTCCTATGCTTAAAAATGCTGGTGCTAACACAGATATTAATAGATGGGTACAAGACATACAAGTTCCAGAATCACCTAAATTTGATGATTTAGTAATTAGACCAATACCAATTTTAGGAAACGATGGGTCTGCTACACCTATATTAACAGAAAATTCTATTTACCCTACAGAACCTGAAAAAGTAAATTTAGGGTTACAGTATTTTACAACTGGCGGAGAAAGTGATTTTTATTTAGATGATGTTGCTGTTACAAATGAGTCAGGAACTAGCACTCAAACAGTTTTAGTTATTGTAATAGCAGACGCTGATAGTAATGCTTTTAATCTTACGAATGAAGGTTTTGCAATTGGTAAGTTTGTATCTATTAGTGGGTGTGAAGGTGACGGAGTTGCATTAAACGGTGTACACGAAATTGTAGGATTTGGAACGTCAACAGGACAAATTAAAATTGAAGCTGATGATAGTATTATAAATTATACACCAACTGCTGGTGAATGTGAAGTTATTCTTGAAGATGAACTAATGGATGACAATCTTAAAAATAAATATATATTTGGTATGTCTTATTTGTATGATGGTGGCGGAAGCGAAATGCAAGAATCTAATGTTACAACAGGAACTTTACAATCAACTGTTCAAAATTTTTTAATAGATGTAGAAAATTCACAATTTAATTTAAGAGATAGTAAATGGAAAACTGCAAATAGTTCATTTGGCAGTATATCAACTTTAACTGATTCAGTTACAGATAATTGGGAATGGAAAGCTCGTAATTATGTTAAATCAGTTTCTACTGGTAATGATAGTTTATATTTTGAAACAGGTGCAAGTGTTGTTACAGCAACTAAAAAATATAAAATTGCAACAAAAGTGTCAGGAGTAACAGCAGCTAGTGCAACTTTAAAATATTATGTAGGAAGAGGACCTGAAGCAACAAATTTAACTGCAGGTATGTCTAATGGAACTCATTATAAAACCATAACTGCAGACGGTGCGTATATTTTTGAGATTACTTGTCCAGCAAGTCCAGATGTTAGTGTTCCAGTAGCTATTCAAGCAACAGGTGCAAGTGGGGGAATAAGAATACATTTTGTTATGGCTTATGAAGTTTCTTCGGCACCTGTTATTATGGACAAAGATAATGCAATAGATTTTCGATTTTCAAATAATTTAGTTAAATCTCAAATAGCATTTTTATGCAACAATTCAAGGGTAGGAGAGTTTAATAATACTACACCAAATAATAGTTGGAATGAACGTATAGAAGGTTTTAGGATATATATAAAACAAGTAGATATTATAAGTGGTGGTTTAGCAGAAGAATGGGTAATGCTTTATGATGTAGACCTTAAAGAAGGAACGTATGTAATGCATGCTAAAGATAGTGATGTAGAAAATTTAAGAAAAGGTGATATTGACGGTGAAGAATGGGGAAAAACTGAAACATCTGATGCAAGAGCAATTGTAACTGGTAATTTATCTGGAGACTCAATTAAAAATACACCGCTATTAACTTATGAATCAAATAATGGTTACGAAGCAGATACAAACTTAGCTGCTAGATATAAAGCAACAGCTACTGTAGACAGAAAAGTATATATAGGTAATTTAAAAATTGGTGACAAAACATTTCCAGATAGAATGTTACGCTCAGATACAGACAAGTTTGATACATTCCCAGATGATGGTACACACTTTATTGATGTAGCTACGTCTGATGGCGAAAGTATTGTAGCATTAGAATCTGTAGGAGATAAATTAATACAATATAAAGAAAAAACTGCATACTTAATTAAAGTAACGTCTGAAGGTGAAGAGCTTGTTTCTACATTTTCTGGAGCAGGAATTAAAAACTCATGTCAAGTAGCTAAATCTACTGAAGGTATATTTTGGGTTAATTCAAATGGTATATATTATTATGATGGTGAAAAATTAAGCAATGTGAGTGCAGATAAATTTAGAATAGATAACTGGTTAACTAATGAAGATTTTAAAAGACCTGTAATAGTAGGTTATGATAAATACTCTAACAAATTAATTATACTTACAACAAATATATCAGGAGCTTCAAGTAGTGGATATATATATGATATAGCTAATAGTTCTATAACTCAACATGACAATCTATTTAATTGGTATCAATTATCTAACCCAAGTGACGTAATAATGGGCAATACAGAAAGTGAGCTATAATGGCTAGTAATGACGAGTCAAGTAAACCATTTAGTTTAATAAGATTAAATGTACCTATAACAGATGCATTTACAATACCTCAAACAGGTTCAGATGCAGCGTCTAATATTCCTGGACAACCTCTTGTATTACAAAGCACTGGAGATGATGCTAATGTACCTGTAGAGCCTACTAATATATTTAGAAGTAATATGATTGTATCTAAAAATGGCGGCCTTATAATGTTATCGCAAACAGACCAAGCACTAAGTTTAGGTAATATATCAGTATGGGATGATTCACCTAAAGATGTATGGAATCATACAAAAGCTGCAGAAAAATTTAAATTAAGAACAAAAGATTTTGATTTAACAAGAACAGTTACGGGTTCAAGTACATACTCTGGGCCTAGTAGAAGAAAAAAGATTTATAAAATATATGTAACATTTAAGTGTCAAAGTTACATGTCAGGTATTAAAGTAAACTACGCAATTAATGGTTCTAATAGTTTTACAGGAACATTTCAAGATACTACATATTATAGTAACGCAAAAGGTTTTGATGCATATAATGCTGGAACAAGTAGTAATGAATGGATAACAGTAGGATTAAAACCAACAGCATCTATCAATAATGTTTATTCAATAGCATTGCAATTTAGTTATGCTAATGCAGGTCAAGTTTCAAAATTAACTGCAGGCAGTGCATCTGGAAGCTCTACAATAACTTTAGCATCGGATGCTTCTAACACTGTTAATTATTATAATGGTATGCCTATATTTTTTTACAGCGGTAATGGTCAAGGTCAAATAAGAAAAATTACTGCTTATAATAAAGATAGTAAAGTTGCCACTTTATCTTCAGCATTAACTTATGGTGTAGGATTATCAACTGCATACGATTTAGGGTACATACATTCATCATTCCAAATAAACGATATAAGTATAGTATATAGAGAAAAAAGTATTAAATAATGGCTATTAAACAGTCAAGAGGAATAACTATAGGTAAAGGCACTCCACAACGTCTTGAAGGACAAAATGGAGACATGACTATACGTTCATCTAGAAGAGGTTTAAAATTATATGTAAAAGAATCCAATAAATGGCATAGTTTAGACCTTGGTATAGATTTAAGACAAATAGCATCTACTGTTAGAAGGTTAGAAGACGAAGTTAAGAGACTGTCTACTAAAACAAACAACACCCCTGTTGTAGATAAATTGTTATTAAGACAGTCAGGTGGGGCATCAGCAGTTGGCATACAAAATAAATCAGGCAACATAGCATTTAGAAATTCAACTGATAGTTCAGATATAAAATTAGGAACTGAATTTTTAAATGTATCTGCAAATGTTAAAACATTACTTGATAATAATAATACAGCAGATTTTAAAGCAGATTTATCATTAGTAAAAGGAGATGTTGGTCTAGGCAATGTAGATGACGAATCTAAAGCTACTATGTTTACTAATCCAAGTTTTACTACAAGTAGTGGTAATTTAGCTATAACTGCTGGAAGTGCAACAGATACTTTAGTAGTGACTGGAGCTTCTATGACAGCTTCACAATTAGGTGGTTCTAAACTTATGCATATAGAACAAACATTTAATGCTCCTTTATCTGGTTCAAAATATGACCACAGTTTATTAAAAATTAATGTTAACACAGTAACTAATGGTGTCCAAGATTTTGATAATGTATATACAATTTCATCAAGTGAAGATGATACTATTAATTTTGGAGTAAAACATGATGGCTCAATAGATAAAGGTAGTATTACAACTGGATTTGGTCCAATCAATAATGGTTCAAGTCCAATTACAACAACTGGAACAATTTCATGTAATACCGCAGGTATAGGTACTGCAAGTCCTACTACTACGCTTGACGTAGATGGCACTGTATCATATAAGCATACTACATTTAGTACACTAGGACCTACAGACAATGTAGACGTATCAGATACTACAGTATTAGAAGTAGATACATCAAGTAACAACGTAACTATAGGTGGGTTTACAGGTGGTGTACAAGGTCAAATAATACATGTAGTTAAAATTGATACAACAGGTCGTTTGCAATTAGAACATAATGAAACCCCTACATCAGGAACTTCACAAAAAATATATGTAACATCAGGAGCTGATGAATTAATTGTAGGATATGGTGGATGGACATTGTATTGTAATGGAACAGCTTGGTTTTCATTAGGTAACCCAACAGGGGCTGCAGATGGAGGATAATAAAACACTTGGAATATTAAAAAGTATTTATTATGAATATTTAATTAATTTTTATAAATTACATACAGAACTGTAAGGAGAATAGTGAGACAACCATTTGCATTAGAAGAACTAGCGTCTAAAGTTAATTTAACTCAAAGGCGAAACAGGCAAGATTATATGGATAACAAAGCTGCTGAAGCAACTCAATTCTTATCTGAACAGGCTGATAAAATTAGAAAAAGTATTAAAAAATCTTCTAAAAGTGCTGGAATTTTTGGAAAACTTAGTAAAAAACTTGGTATTGACAAAGGTATTTTACAGACAATAATTGGAATAGGTGCAAATACTGTTTTACCAGGATTAGGAGGTTCTTTATTAAATGCTATTTTAAGTGGAGCAGATTTATCTTCAACACAAAAAGATTTAAAAGGTGAAATTAATAAGTTAAATAAAAATTTAATAATACCTGGAAGATTTAAAGGTACTTTTATGGAAAATTATTTAGCTGGAAACATTTCGGGTGCGCAAGGACAAGCAGCACAAATGATACAGGGGTTAAAAGATACAAACTTGCTAACAGGTGGAGCCAGTACATTACTTTCTTTATTACCAGTAGCTAAAGATGTAATTGCTCCAAAATTAGGAGAAAGTTTAAAAGGTACTTTTAAAAATATACTTCCTAAAGGCCCTCAAGATATAGCAAAAAACATTATGGAATTTAAAACTCCTTTAGCAGAGCCTGGAAATATATTAGATATAGTAAAATCACAACAATCTGTTCCTGCTCAACTATCTAGACTTGGTAAAAATTTAGGAAAAAATTTAGATAAATTAAATATAAAAGGCGTAAATTTAGGAAAACTTAATAATCCTCTTTTACAAGGCAGTAGAGGTATAGAAGCTTTAAGTACACCTTTAAATTACGCACCTATGCTAGAAAATTTAGTTGAAAGTTTATTAGCACCTAAAGATGAAGAACCAATTGTAACTGCCTTAGAAGCCCCTAAATTTTATTAAAGGAATATATGGCAAGCGTATTAGATAGAATATTACCACAATCATTTATGTCAGATGTTCAAACAGCATTTAGACCTAAAAGTTATGCTGAAATTTTAGCAAACGAATTTACACCTTCAAGGGATGACCATGGTGATTTTGAAGCATATTTAAATTTTTTAGCGCAAGGTTATGAAATTAACCCAGAAGCTTATGATTTTTTAACTGCTACTAAAGATATGAGAGAAGAATTAGCAGAAGAAAAAGGTTATTCGGTAAGTGATTTTTTAAACCCTGATAGTGAAAATTTTGGTTTTTTTAGACCAGAAGAAGTATCTCCTATTAAAAATATATTTGGCGGTAAATCTTTAGCAGAGGGTTTTTCAAGAGCTGGTGTTAGCGATTTTGATTCATCGTTAGCACAACCTGCAAAGTTGTCTACATTAAGAAAAATTGACCCTTCAAGTTATTCTAAAGAAATTGGAATGAAAAGAGGTACTATAGCTGATGTTTTAACTAGACAAAAAGCTAAAGCTTCTCAAATAGGAGGTGGTTTTGCTGGATATGGTCAAAGAAATATTGCTAGTGAAGCAGCTGAACAACAATTTGAAATGGGTGTACAAGATGTTTATCAAGATGTTAATGAGCAAAGAGCTTCTGCATTACAAGATTTATATTCTGAGTTAGAAAATTACCAATCATTAATTGCACCAATGCAAACAGGAGGCTAAATGGCCAAAGTATTACCTGCAGGAACTAATGTAAATCTAAATTTAGGTCAAGATTCATACACAAAGCTTATGAATACCTTAAATGCTGTTGGAAGACTTCAAAATATTGCAGGCAACATATCTGCTAATAAAGCTAAACAAGATACGTCATTAATGAATAGTTTAATAGCTATTAATAATCAAATAGATAAAGCAGATGATACTGGTGATTTAGAATTTGTTTCTAATCAATTAAATAATATTAATCCTAATGACATTACAAACGATAATGTTAAAATGGTTTACGATATAGCTGAAAAAAATCTTAGCGATAGTAATCAATCTTTTAGTGATATTTCTAATCTTGGTAATGAGCTTGGCAGTATAATGACTCAACAATATGATATTTATGATAGTGAGTCAGGACAAACGGTTAAGCAATCTTATGACCAAATGACTTCTAAAGATGTTCAAAGTTATTTTGGTTCTTTAATAAAAGATGAAGGTAGTTTTGGTGCAATTACAAAATATATAGAAAAAATTAATGTTTTTGAAGCTCAATTAGCCAAAAAATTTGGTGTTAAAGATGGTAAAATTGCTAAAACTCCAAACATGAAATTTAAAGATGCAAATGGTAATGAAATTAATTCAACTGAATATTTAATACAATTAAATAAATTTAAAAACAGATTAAATATAATGGTTGAAGCAGGTTTTATGGATAAAGTTTTAAATGAACAAGAAGCTATGACAATTATTAGCGGAGATTATAATGCTTATTCAAATCTAAAAAAGCAAAAAGAACAAGAATTTAAGTTTTTATCTACACAAGATAACAGTTTATTAAACGGTATAAATACTAAAATAAATACAATTCAAAATTCTTCTGATGATGATTGGTTTGCTAACATAGGAAATGAAACATCACAAACATTTCAAATGATGTCATCTATACTAAAAGAAGACCCCAATAATATAGATGCTTTAAAAGAATTTATGGATAAAGGGGGAATGGATTCAAGTAAACTTAGAATAACTGATGATGCTGAAATAAATAATCAATTGGCTATGCAAGAGTTTGCAAAAATGACAAAAGGTCAAAATCTTCAATTTTTGTATGAATATCAAGGTAGAATTGAAAAAAAGAAACTTCTTCATGCTGACGCAGCAAGAAGTTGGGGTTTTGGATTTTATGGTTTAGACCCTAGTCCAAATGATTTAAGTGGAAATTCTCAAAATTCTGTAGTATCTACAGATATTTTAACAGGTAGTACTCAAGAAACTGATGCAGCTGCATCTGCTTTATTAGACCCTGAAGATGTTGATTCAGGTCAATCAACAGATAATGTTTCTGAAGAATTTGAGTCAGAAAAACAAGAAGATGCTGATGGTGTAAATTATGTCCCAGCTACTGTTGCAACAATTACTACTACTGGAGCTGGAATATATTATGCTGATAACATAAAAAATGCAGCAAAATATATAAAGTCTGTTACAAACTTAGAAGGCAAAACTATTACTAATCTTTTAGAAGATACTAGAGGAATTGCAGATAAAACCTATAATCAAATAGAAATATTTGATAAAAGTATAAATGATGAACTTAAAGAAATTGATGAACTTAAAGCTCAAAGAAAAAAGCTAAAAACACCAAAAGCAAAAAAACCATTTACCGATAAAATATTAAATAAAACAAAAAATCTTAACAATATAAGAAGTAAAAGAGTGAATTATATTACTAACCAAGCAAACAGTTTAAAAAAGTTTTATGGTGGCAATATAGAAGATATAAAAAAATTATTTGGTTTTGGAAAAACAAATAAAGTAGGAAATCTATTTAAAATAAAGTCAGATTTAGTTTCTAGAAAACTTCCTATTACCTCAAAATTTCTTAAAGGTAAGTATCTTCCTTTTACAATAGGTTCTGAAGTAGCTACAGCTTTGGGTGGAGATGACTTAACAAGTCAAGTTGTTGGTGGTGCTACAGGTATTGCAGCGGCTGAAGGGACAAAAAAAATAATTAAAAATCCAAAAGTAAAAAATAAAACATTAAAGTTTATTGCTAATAAAATTAGCCAAAAAGCAGCAACTAGATTAGCTACCGCTGGAACTGGTTTTTTAGGAACGCCAGCAGTTGGTATGGCAACAACACTTATAAGTGCAGGACTTTTTGCAAAAGACATTTATGATATAGCTAATTACCTTTTAAGTGAAGACGAAATTACAGAGTCAGAAAATCAAGAATTAAAAGATGCTGCAGATAAGTTGGAAAAATAATCTTATAAAACATGGCATGGTCACAAGAACAAATATTAGATTGGTGGAAAGGTAAAAATCCAACAGAAAGTATAGGTACTTCTGATGAAGAGCTATACGAACAAGCCAACCAATGGTCAAAAAATATGTATGACCTTGAATTGGCTCCTTTTATTCCAAAAACACCTCCTCCTACAAGCGTAGGTGCAATTAATCTTACTCCAGGAACAGAAAACGATGAAAGTGAATTTGGTCGTGTTGATACATCTCCTAAAAA